AGCTCCGCGGCGGCCGGCACGGCCGGGGCCGGCGAGCCACCGCGCGGCCAGAACACGAACGCCAGGGCGGCGGCGACGAGGAGCAGGGTGATCATGCGGGCGAACTCCGAGAGATGGCGAGCAAGGCCTCGACGCCGCCGGACGCCAGCGCGAGGATAAGAACGCGAACGGCAGGCCGGATGATCAGCCACGCCGGCCAGGCGGTGAGCGGCACGCACCGATCGGCGAACCCGTCGAACAGGGCACCGGCCGCCGTCAGGGCAACGCTTTTCTTCTCCGGGCCGGACAGTGTCGACACGGCGTCAAGGCCGGCCACGACCAGGTGCAGCAGGCCGACGAGCAGCCGGCCGAACTCCTGCCACGTCAGGCCGTCCCGGGCCTGCTCGCGGGCGGACGCGAGGAAGGCGTTCGCCTGGGCCACGACGGTGGGGAGGTTGTTGGCGGCGTTCACGGTGGCGGCTCCTCGTCATCCGATTCTGCCGCTTTGCCCCCGCCCTCTGGCAGAGGGAACACCACCGTCTCCGAGATCCATTGGTAGCAGTTCTGCCAGCACTCCACGGTCTCGTCGATCGCGTCCTTCCGCTCGAGGCGGAACGGCTGGCGGAAGACCTCCTCGTACTCCGGCACCACGTTATTGGCCGGGTCGTACATGGCGAGGTACACGTAATGGCGGCCGTACGAGATGACGATGCGTCGCTCGACGTGGTCTTCGGGCTCGGCGGTCATAGCTCCTCCTCGGGCGTCATGGAGCCCAGCGCCGACGCCGCGTGGCCTGTCACCGACACGGTGGGGGCGGTGTACGGCTGCGGCTTGCCCACCCGCCGCAGCCGCTCGGTGTGCTCGTCCCACGTCGCGCGGATCGCCGCGGCCCGCACGCTGATCTGAGCCGGGCTCGGGTCCACCATGTCGGATCGCTTGGGCTTAAACCGCAGCCGGCGGTCAACCCGCAGCGGCAGCTGCCAGCGCTTCCGCAGTCCGATCACCTGATCCTTGGTGATGGCGTACCGGTCGCACAGTGCCGCGATCGGCATGTGCGAGCCCCAGTCGCTTCTAAACGCGACCACGTCAATGGTCGCAGTGTTGCCGGCCATCGGTGACCCAGTGCATGACGGAGCGCATGGAGGGATCGAGGTACAGCCGCTTTCCGAGCCGCTCATGAATTGTCCGGTGAAACACCACATGCTCGCAGTCCTCTCCCCCGTACTCCCCAGCCAGGTACGCCCATGTGCGATACACCGCCAGCCCGCCAAACGCGCTGCACACCGGCACCGGCGGCGAGCCTACGGGCGGCAGCCACGTCTGTTTCCACGCCCCCAGCCCGGCCGTGTAGTCGTCCCAAAACGAATTGAGCCGGAGCGCCCACGCGTCGTAGTGCAGCCAGACGTTCTCGGCGGCGGTCGCACCGTCGCCGCCGGTCACCTCGGCCGGCCACTGCATGAGCGAGACGCTGGCCATGCCGTAGGCGTCGTCGTGCTCGAGCATCCACCCGATGCCGTGCACGAGTCCGGCGTGCGACCACCCGCCCCACATGTCCCAGTCCAGCACAACGACCAGGTCGGGCAATGGACGCAGCTCTCGCACCCACTGCTGGCACGCCGCGCGGTACTCGGCCAGCTCGACGGTGCGGGGGCCGGCGAACTCGCCGCCACGTTGGGAGCGGCCGAGCCGTCGGCTCTGGAACGTCAACGGCAGGTGCCGCCGCGCGTCGAGGAGCACCTGGTCCGTGGCGTCGGTGTTGTCGTTCGTCTCGACGTGGATCCGGTACTCGGCGAACTGCCGGCCGAGCAGCTCCGCCCGGCCGAGGTTGTACGCCATGTGCATGGCGCAGTTTCTGGCCAAGCCGACGATCGCCACCGAAAGGTTCTTGGCGGCCTTGTTGCCTCGCTCGTAATGCCGGTTGAACTCGTCGGAGAACACCTCCAGCGGGTAGATCAAATAATCCGGCACCTCGGAAAGGCTCATCGAATCACCTGCGGTAGGCGGCGGAACAGGTACTCAAACCGGTCGCCGTACGGGTAAACGCCGCACGGGTGGTACACGAAGTCACCTGGCTCCCAGTTGCACCCAGGGGCCAGCTCGCCGCCGCCGGGGTGCGTCCACTCGGTGCTGTTGAACGCCCGGTGATCGGCCACCGTCACCACGTCCGGACGGTCCTGGGCGAACACAGCCAGCCACGTCTGCCACCCGCACGGGGCGGCAGCCCACACCGGCTGCTCGAGCTCGATGCTGTGCAGCAGCTGCCGGGCCTGCGGCGTGTTCCGCCAGACGGTGCTGCCGCAGTTGATCCAGTTCCACGGCACGATCTGCTCTCGGCACACGGTGACGTGCGGCCCGAGGCAAGGCAGCTCGTGGATGGGCTGCCGCATGTCGGTGACGATGGCGTCGGCGTCGAGAAGCCAGACGAGATCGAACCTGTCCAGCAAATAGCAAAACGACGACATATCGGCCACGGCCCGCTCGTATGGCCGGTTGTCGGCCACGAACGTGTAGCCGTGTCGGAGGCAGTATTCCATGCGGTTCACGGCCGTGATCGACGCCACGGCCGTGATCTTGGCGGACACACTCGTCACCACGGCCACGTTCATCGGCACCTCCTCAGAGAAACCACGGGCGGCGTCCACCCGTGGACAAGGCGGCCCTGCAACCCGAGCTGGCGAATCCTGCGGCGGATCAGCGGGGCCGGCCGCAGCGAGCGGGCGGACGCCAGCTCTTCGCGGCGGGTGGGGGCCTCGTCGTTGTCGTTGCGGCGGATCAGGGGGCGAACTCCGTGACGGTGATCACGGTGCGGGGCAGCTCGTCACGAGCCCCGTAGCGCTTGTCGATGGCCCAGCTCACGACGCAGTCGTCGTCGCCATATACGCCCGCGTTTTTCAACGCGTCGGCCACGCCCTTGGCGATGTTGTCGCCGTCGCCACGCGGCCACGGCTTCGCGGCCTTCGACAGGCCAGTGCGTGTCCAATGGGACGCAGGACGCGCGAACACCGCCTCGATCACCAGACGGACGGCCGCACCATTCGCTGTTTTCTTCCCAGCGGCCAGCGCCACAATCGCCGCGCGGTACGCGTGGATCGGGTGCTTGTCTTCGATGTACGGCTTGCCGAATCGCGGCACGCGATGCCGCGGCTGCGGGACGGGCTGGCCGGGGACCACGAGTGTGAACACGACGCCTCCTCCGTGAGACGTGGACGATTGTTCACGTAGGAGTTTCGCTGTCTACTCCGCCAGGGCCGCCCGGCCGGCCGCGGTGGGCCGCGTGGTGCGGCTGCGGGCCTCCAGGCCGTCGATCAGGCCGCACCGCGTGAGCCGCTCGAGGTGCTGCTGGCAGGCGTTCGGCGAGCTCCACTGGAACGCGTCGCACATCTCGCGGACGGTTGGCGAGTACCCGTGCCGGTCGCAGTAGCGGGTTATCCACGCCAGCAGCTCGAGGGCGCGGGCGGTGGGGGGGCGGGCGGTCTTGGTCATTGGTTCCATCCTTGGTTCCGTTCCTTCGGGCTGGCCGACCTCAGGGAGGCCAGCCCCTTAAGGACTCTTGAGGAGTCCTTGAGGAATATTGAGGATTAGGGGGCACAGCCTGTGCGCGCGCTGGACACGGGGTGTGCGCGCTCCGCGCACGGGGTGTGCGCGCTCTGCGCACCGGGTGTGTCCGGGGCGCGCACACCCTGTGTCAGGGGGGCGCGCACACCCCGTGCCCCCCCCGGACACGAGCCGTGCGCGCTCTTTTGGGGGGTGCGAAAACGGTAACGCTGGCGCTTTCCGGCCTCTGCGGGGGCTGCTTCCAGCACCCCGATTTCGAGGAGCTGTGCGATGCCGCGACGGATCGCCGTTGGTTGAACGCAGGCCATCTTCGCCGCGCCCCTCGCCGAGAACCTGAACTGGCAGGTCTTGTAGTCGGCCCAGCACAGCGCGAGGGCGAACACCAGCCTCCCCTCCGAGCGGAGCTTCGCCAAAGAGCCACTGCGAATGATCGCTTCGTGACGCCTCCGCATTTCGCCCCTGGAGGGCTCTGAGCTTTCCTGCGTCACTGATCACCCCCAGGAGTCAAAGGCCGCCTCGCGGCCAGCCATTGCGTCTGTGAACGTCTGGAGCCTGCCGTCGAACATCGTGTCGGCGTCGAGGCACTGGCCGTGGCGGTTCTTCTTGCAGGCCCACTTCACGGCCCGCAGACCGTTGGGATCCTCACGCTCGTCGGCGATCCCAAGCAGCAGCAGGTCGGCCGCGAAGTCGAGCTCGCTGGATTCCTTGCCGATCGCACCGATACGCGTCTCGGCCGAAACCATCTTGGCGATGTTCGACACAGCCAGGACGGCCGTCGAGTGTTCAAGCGACAGCCGGCGGAGACGGCGCACGACGCCGTCGATCTCCGCCCGGCGGTCCTGAGCGTCACCAAACTCGACGAGCTGCACGTAGTCGATCACCACCAACTTCGCCTTCGACTGGATCACCTCAGCCTCGATCCTGTCGATCGACAGCGGAGGCTTTACGATCCGGAGCCTGTCGCCGATGTTAATTGCGAGATTCGCCAGTGAGCCGCGGGCCAGGTCCGATCTCTGCTCAGCGCTGGACATGCTCACGGGGGCTCCGTTCACGCGAGTCGACCAGTGGCAGATCGCCCGCCTGGCGAACGCCTCGAGCGTCATCTCTCCGAGGCACCAGACCGCAATCAGGCCGGCGTCGTATTCCATCGCCCCCAGTAAAAGCTGCAACGCCAGAGCGCTCTTTCCGACGGACGGCGGAGCAGCCACAACAGTAAGGCCACCGACAGGCAGGCCGCCGCTCAGCCTGTCGACCGGAGCAAACTGCGTCGTGATCGTCGGCACGGCCTCCATCCGGAGGTATTCGTGCAGCGCGTCCTGGAGCGTGATCGGCCGTGCATCCGTTTCCATCGCAGACGCGGCATCGGAAACGGCTTTGGCGGCGGCGGACACCTCAGCCGGCGACGCCCCGCGCTCCACCATTTCCGCCAGATCGCGGGCGATCATTTCGGCAGATCGCCTGCTGTGGGCGGATCGGATCTGCTGGGCGAACCGCTCGGCCCCGAGGCCGTACGCGCAGAGGTTCGCCTTGGCGGTGTCGAGCACGTCCACGACGAGGCCGCGGCAATCCGCCCACAGGCGATGATGCACAAGGTCGGCCGTGGTAGGCGAATCGACGGTGGAGACAACGTCGCACACCAGGCGGAAAGCGTCTGCGGCCTCGTCGCTGGTGAACATCTCGGCACGAAGCTTGCGGCAGATGTCCTTGGCCCGGGCCGGCGTTTGTAGCGCCAGCTCGTAGAGCCCGGTGAGCATGTCACGTTCGCACTGTAGCGTTCCGTCGCCGTACTGAATCATTCTGCTTCCTTGTGTGTGCAATCACTTCTCGCTCTATCCCGCCCCGCCGCGTCGTCACCCCGGCCGCGTCGCCATCGCCTCGGCCGCCTCCGCGATCCGCAGCAGCGCCGTCTCGATCCGCTGTAGCGTCCGCATCGCCTCGTACTGCGTCAGGTCGATGCTCTGCCCTTCGGCCTGCTCGGGCCGCATGCCGGCGTCTCGCTTGGCCTGGCACCGGGAGAGCAGCGCCCTCGCCGCGACAGCGTCAACCCACACCGGACCGGTGCGGATCTCGCTCGTGGTGCGGATCAGCTTGACGGCGTCCAGTTCTCCGTTGGTGTGCGCGTCGCTCAGGATTTTCGCGTCGGTAGAGCTGTCCGTGAGATCCGCGATGCGAACCCAGCCATCCGGCACGTCGTCTTCGGAAGTGATGATCCTTGCCATGCCCTAACTCCTGTGTGTGATCCGATACTCAAACTCCCCCGCCGCAACCTTGCGGCCCGTCCGCTCCACCAGCCCCGCCCGCCGCAGTTCCGGCAGCCGCTTCGACACCTGCGCCACGCTCAGCCCAGTCCGCTCGGCGATCCCGCTCTGGCCGGCCGGCCCGGCCGCCAAGGCCTCGAGGATCCGCCGGCGGTGCTCCGACGCCGGCACACGTGCCGCCGCCGCGTGGCTCGTGGCCGGATCGGTGCGGCGTGCCGCGGCCGCGAACAGCGGAGGCTCGGCGTAGTAATCGCTCACCTTCCCACCTCCTCAAGTTGCACGCGCTCCCGCATCCGCCGGCCGATCCCGCGTGAGAAGATCGGCTCTTGCCCGTACGCCCAGACGAAGATCCGATGCGGCCCGTACCCGAGCCGCGTGGGCTCGACGCCCAGCACGTCACGCATCCACACCATGTGCCGGCTGATCGTGCGGGCTGAACCCCCGCACGCCGCGGCGAGCTGCTGCCGCGTGGCGCCCTCGTTGCGGGCGATCAGCGCGTCGATGATGGCGATCTGCTCAAGGCACGACCGCGTGGCGATCTTCGGTGCCATCACTCGTTCCCTCGCTTCGGCGG